AGTTTCTCCATCTCTGCGCGCCATGACTTAGTGATGTCACGGGCTTCTTTGAGATGGGTCTTGAGTTGATTCAGTTGCTGGGTGTCAATGCGGAGGCCAGCCTTGACTTCGGAGCGCATACGGCTGTTATTGCCGCCGATTACCTGCTCTCCTACCTGAGCCTCAGGTCCCTGAGGGGTTTCTGCCATTACAGCCTCCGCTACTGATTACGCCACTTAGACATACGGTACCAGAAGTCCCGTTGTCTAACTGCCATAGATTTAATGTCTGAAAGACTAAACCCGTTGTACTGAGAGGCTATTGCTTCGTATTCCCAATAAAGAATCTTTAAACTAACTGAGTAAAAGGGAGACCCAATCGAGCAGAATTGGCATATCTTCGCCGCAACTTGCACATTGAGTATCCACCTCCCCCATCTTAGGGCCTACTTCGACCTCAAGTAGGGCATTAATCAACTTTTTACGATCTCCGATGTTGAGGCTACGTGCCCACTTCATGGGGCTTTCGGGGGCTTCCCCTTCTGCCCACACAGCACACCGAGACAACATCACCGTGTTGAGTGCCGCATCGTTGTCAGCCTCTTTCTGAGCCACAACTGTGTCCTCACCATTCGGTAGACGCATTGTTACAACACCCTTAGAGGTCTCCACCTTCAGACCCTCCCTGACATCGAAGTCGGGGTAGGTGATCGGGAAGTCCTCGTCAAGCATGAGTTCGACGTCGTTCTTGACCTCACACTTACCGCACACGACGTTGATAAGTCGGGTTTCTCCGTAAGTGGCCTTCACTACAGCCATGTACAGCAGATCTCGGTCACCGAGCATCAGTTGGTTGACCAACTGCTTCCCATTCATACCGTTGATATCGATGGTGCCGATACGTGTAACTGCCCTAGAGAGGAGGGCGTTCATGTACTCAGAGTACAAAAGGCCCTTCTTGTTCTCCAGAGAAGCCAAGTACTCCTCGTCCTCACCGGTAAGTTCCCGCACCTCAGCGTCGGTATGCCAAACATCATTCTTCTGGTCATAGAGACCTCGCATGAGTTCGACAGTTACCTGCGGAACTTCCCCCATTGAGGGGACCGGATCAGCAACAGCGTCGTTGACGATATCGACATCTTCTTTAGTGCCCACTTAGTACTCCTAGTTGTATGAAGGCGGTTTATATAAATATGTTACTGCTGTACTGCGACTGCGGTGAGGCTCTCTGCCTCGTCACCCCAAAGGATCTGGAATCCTTCGTGGTTAATCACCATCTGCTGGATGAGGATTGATGAGTCACCAGCGTTCAAGTCACCGAGTGAGTATGATGCAGGCCAGCAGTCAAACAGTTTATACCCCAACTTGATATCGCCAGCAGGGGTGGTCGTAGCCTCTGTGGAACCATTGGGCTGAGCGTACGTTCCAGAAGAAACCGGGTGATCGTACACAACTACGACGATATCGCAACGGTAGTCGTTGTTCTGCGCCGTGCCAGCGGAGCCGCTAGTTGAACCACGGTCGTTGGTGCCGCCCTGTGACCACGAGTGCAGGAACTCCTGCCAACGGTACAACTGCGGCTGATCTGCAAAGACACCCTTGGTGAAGGTGACCGGACCGTAGTCTGACTGACCGATCATCTTGTGTGGGTGTGTGTTCATACCACCTTCGCGGTAAGCAATCATCTCGTTCTGAACCGTGAGACCAGAAACTACAGAGAAGCCGAGGTTGATTCCCTCGCTGCCCATAAGGTTGTCTCCACCCAGAGGCGAGCCGCCTCGTGGCTGGATTTGAACCTTGAACTTAAAGTTTCTGATCGGGTCAGATACTACTGAACGTGCCATAGGAATTGCTCCTTAGGTATCAAAGGGTCTCAACGGTATTGCTACCGCCTGACCACTGGCTGAGGTTAATAACGATGTACTCGGCGGGGTTCTGAAGGGCGACTCCCACCTCAATGTTGACAATCCCTTGGTCAATGTTAGTTGCCGTGTTGTTTGACGAGTCGCACACCACGAAGAACGCTTGTGAAGCGTTAGCGCCCTTAAGACCACCCTCGCGGTAGAACTCTGCGAGGAATCCAGAGATGGTGACGTTGAGACGTGACCACAGGTTTGCGTCGTTTGGCTCAAACACAGCGAACTGCGTCAACTGCTTGAGCGAGTGCTTCAAGTAGTTGAGAGTGCGGCGCACTGGGATGTATTTGTCCGAGGTGGTACGAGCCAAGGTGCGAGCACCAAAGACTGCAATACCAGCACCGGGGATTGCCTTGAAGGAGTTGACGTACGGGTTACCGTCGTAAAGAGTACCGATGTCGTCGTTCGACAAGTTTACCGTCAGACCAAGTGCTCCACGAATCTCTGCTGAGTATCCAGCGGGGGCCTTAGCGACTGAACGCTGTACTTCGGTACGGACGATAAGACCGGCAATAGCGCCACCGGGGTATGTCTTGCGGATAGCACCGGGACCAGTCTTGGCTGGGTCAACCATGGTAAGTGCCGGAGCATAGTGAGCGGCGTAACCGCCGTAGTCGGCAAAGTTTGAAGCCGTTGTCTGAAGGTCAGACAGAGTCTCTGAGGTGATGTCTGGGTCAATAATGACCAAGGAATCACCACGTGTTGAAGCCTTGTTGACCAACGCAGTGTTAGCGGTGCTTGAAGAATCACCAACAGCGTTCAAAATGAGATTGCCGCTAATGCCGTCAATGCGGTTAACTGCGTCAGCAATGTCCTGAGAGACAAGCGTTCCCTCAGCACCACCGGTCAGTGACTGCACGCTGACATCGTATTCCAAGGCAGCGTCAGGAGCAGTAGTAGACACACCGCTGATTGTGATGTAACGGCTGTAGTTGTTAACAACGGTCTGCACATAGCGGCTACCGTCGGGGTCGATGGTAACGGCGGGCCAGCGCTCTACTTCGGTCGTACCCAATTTGACGACGAGAGTGAAAGTGCCGTAAGCGGTAGCGGTCGTTGCGGTAAGCCCAGAAACGGTTGTACCGCCTTCACCACTCAATGCTTCGATCTGTACGCTGAGGGCATTACCCCATGTACCGTCGCTAATAGCAGCGACGTCGAACAACGGCGCAGTGGGGTTACTTGAACCTGTTGGGTAGTAGGGGACATCTTGCTTTTCGGCAGTGTCAGGAGTCGTACCGGAAGTTCCGACGACACGGACAACGTAGCAAGCACGTCCGCCGTTAGCGAAGAAGTGGTAAACGGCGTAGCCGAGATCGTAAGCGTTCTTCAGATCACCGTACGTACGCTTGTACGTGTTCCAGTCGGTGATGAGAGTTGCGGTTGTGGGGCCGCGCTCTGCCGATCCGAAGAACACAGCAGCGGTACCACCAGTGACACTGGGGGCGACGTTAGACAGTGTGCCTTCGGTAACGTAAACGCCGGGGGTTGAATAAGTAGGCATGTGTTAGAACTCCTGCGTAGAGAAGGTGGTTAGAACGGTCGATTCATTTCGTGTGTCTTGTAGTTCGCCATTGACGGTTTCCACCTTCTTGACGGTTGTGATGTCATTCTGTGGAATTTCTGCATTTATTTGTACCGTAAAGACCTTGCGGAAGATACGTTTGTT